GCATCAAATACTTTTTTATCTTGACACATTACACTCACTGCAGCTACTTTCATACCCATATCATATAATGTTTTTGCGTTCTTTAGTCGTATACAATTTTCTTCTGTAAATGTAGTACCAGCACTAATACCAAGTATTTGTGTTTGTACTGCACCGGCAACACCTATAGTACACAAATCACTATTACTTCCACTATTAAATTGTGGGCTAATAGCACTTGGAGGTGGAGACTTTACAGTTGTTTCCATATTTCCTTCAGTGATAATTTTGCTGTTCGTTGTACTTTCAGTCACAATAGTTTCTGCATTAACTATACTAGCAAAGAATACAGCTAAGCCGTAAATAAATATTTTCCTGATCATAAATTCTCTCTTTTTAAATAATATTTATTAACAACTTATATATCACATTATTATTTATATACTGTCAAAAAAATGACACCTATAATAATTTGTCACATTATTACTGTCAACTTTTTGACAAATCTAATCCATGTCATGTACGTGAAGTTGTAAAATAGCATAATGAATTACTTTCATTAAATCTTTTCTCGCATCTTCATTAGAACCTTTATTTCCATATCTTTGAGCATATTTCATAACATTGCCCATATTAAAACCAGTACCATGACCGGCATCATAAATAAATTCTGAAGCTTGAAATTTCTTTTTAGAATAATGTGCACTATAAGTTGAATCAATGTATTCAGCAATTTCTGAAATGTACTTGTCTTCACCAAACTTATAATTAATATTAGATTTTTTGAATAGATTTTTCATATTGTAACATTTCCTCCTGAATTACATCATAGTGTTTAATTGCTGCACGATGTATAGTATTATCTTTTTTACCTATTTCCCAAGCTTTTGCAATAAACTCATTGCGAGGAATATTGTAAAATTCAACTGCGATTTCTTCGCCTTTAATTCTTTTTCCTAACATTATACATAATCTCCCCAAAACTCATTCCAGCAATTTCTGACAGTATCTTTTGCGATAACAATATCAAATGAATTTTTGAATCCAAGTTGATCGATAACATTTGCCTCAGCAATGTTAACATTATCAGCTTGACTGATGATTTGCTCTAGATCTAATCCGAAAACTTGCTCTTCGATATCCATAATGTGATTTTTCATTTTTGACATAATATTTCCTTTCATTGTCTTTTTTCATTTTATAAGTATATTATACCATGCTTTTTCGGCTTTGTACACACTTTTTTTCATTTTATTTGAATTTTTTTACATAAAAATGAGTTTCCATCCATGATTCTGAATGGCATTAAGAATAATAGCAAAACAAGTAACAATATGAAGTAATACCCATAATGTTCTGATTATATTGTGAACGTGATCGTCTTTTTCATCATTGTCGTAGGCATGACTACCCATTGCCTTGCACCAAAAGTGCCAAAGTTTTATCATATGACAAATTCGTTAATCATTGGAAAGATGGGTTCAATTGCTTTAGCACAAGCAATGGCAATGTCTCTATGTTCTTTTTGAGTTTCTGGTCCAGATCTTAATTCAACATAATGAATCCAAGAGCGAAGAGATCCATTCATATACATTTTAGATTCGGTATTTCCTTCGGGTAAAACTGCTCTTGCCTGTTCCTTTGCTATTCCTTTTTTGATTGCATCTTGATAGACTTGTTTACACATCCATATGACTCGTTTTTGCTCTCTTTCCCAATCGAGTTGGAAAGCTTCATCATCAACTTCGATACTATTTTGTCTATTCTTATCATCTTGCATTCTCGCTTCTCTTGTAACAAATTTTAACTCCTCTACCGGATTTGCATATCTTTGACTAAACTCTTGAAAACTAAAACTACGATGTCTTAAAATTTGTCTAGCAATATCACGAGTTGTTGTAATTTCTAGGCAAGCAGATACCATTTCGAATGGCGACCAGTGTTTATGTTTGATGAGATATCGTAATAATTTTTCTGACGTTTCAGAGTTAAGTTGGTTTGATGGGTTGGAGACACGGGCCGTATACGCAATGAGGTCTTGGATGTTTTCTCCAACGTATAATTCATTCTTGGGCGGATTTGAATATGAGATAAGCCTAACATCATTAATCATCTTTTTCTTTCTTTTTTTCTTGTTGCAATTTCCATAACATCCAGTCATAGTATCTTACTGGTTCTGGATCGTCGTGAGTTTCCGGTAATTCAATAAATCTACCGGTACCAGTCATATCTTGTGTAAATTTATTCATTAGAGTTTTTGCTTTCTAATTGTCTTAATATTTCTTTAAATTCTCTGATTACCATTAAACAATTAGGCATATCATTTCTATAATTTACCCAATGCTGTCTATAATCTTTTTCTACAGTATGACCATCTGCTTTCATTAGATTTTCTACTACTGTTTTTTCAAGTTCATTTAATTTTTCAATATCAAAAAACATTATAATTTAAAATCTCCAAATTTTTCTTGAGATAATCTTTCACCACTATTTGTTTTATCAAAAACCGGAGTATCATCCATTAAATTTTGTTGTGTTTCTTCAACATCGTATAAACGCATTTTTGCACGATCTACACCAATTACGAATCTTTTATGTTGAGTAGGATCGTTGTATCTATTCTTCAATTGTTTGACCATCATCTGACCGTCTTTTTCGAGCTCTTCAGTTGATATAAGTGCAAACATTAAATCTGCGGTAGCGGGTAATCCAAAAGATTCGGACGTGTCTTCAAGCCCAACATCCGAGTTACTATAACCTGAACGAGTCGTTTGCGTTGCAGAGAAGATCGGTAAGTCGAATTCGACCGCAAGACCACGTAGCTCTTCAGCAATTGCTTTAATGTAAGTGTATGAATTGATTGCTCCTCCCATTGCTTTCATTCGAGATGATGCACAAATATTTAAGTAATCAACAAAAATAACATCAGGTTCGAATTGTTTCTTTAATTTAAGTTCATTTAATAATGCTCTAAAATGACCTGCATGTGCAGAACCAGTTGGATACTCTTTTACAATTAGTCTACCAGTTGTTTTACGTGCAAGATTATTTACCTTTTCGGTAAACATGTCTTTTGACATACTATCAAGTTGATCGATAGGAACATTTAAAAGATTAGCATCAATACGTTCAGCAATACGTTCTTCTGCCATTTCCATTGTTATATAAAGAACATTACGGCCTTCTACTAAAGAACTAGCTGCGACATGACACATGAATAAAGATTTACCAACGCCTGTACCTGCAAGGGCAATGTTAAGTGTTTTACGCGGAACACCACCTTTTGTAATTTTATTGAAATAATCTAGATCAAAAGGAATGCGATCTTCTTCTTTATGATAAAAATCATAACGCTCTTCTGCATTCTCAATATAGTCATGACCTATATTTGTATCAAAAGCTACACCTAAAGCCTTTTGTAAGAGTTCAGGTAGAGCGTTCTTTGTAAGCGAATCATGTTTACCATCAATAATTGAAATGGATTCCATTATAGAATTATAAATTGCTCTATCTTGACACCATTTTTCTGTATTATTTAATAGCCATTCTTGATCAATCTTTTCAATAGTAAAAAGCTGAGGAACTATTTCCATTGCCATAGTAAATTGATCTTGAGACATATTAGCATCTTGAAGTTCAATTGATAATGATTCACTTGATGGTAGTTTATTATATTTTGCTACATATTTACCGACTTCTTTAAATAACGTTTTGTAAACACCTTGAAAATAATCAGGTTTAATAAACGGAAGAACTTTCCGCATATATTTTTCATCAGTAAGAAGATTTCTTAATATAGTTTGTTCAATATTTGCTTGCATTATTACCTATTCTTATAAACTTCATCAGCACTTAATTCTTCACCAGTCGCTCTATCTGTAAATTTTGCAGATCCTTCATTCACACAAGTATCTAAAATATCTTGTAAAATAAATCCAGCATATTGCTGTAATTCTTCGTTATCAATATGTGCATCAGGATTTGGAGAACTTATAACATGAAAATTAAAACTTAAATTATCAGTCTTTTCATTAATTGCAATTGCATGAAATTTAATAACTGTTTCTACAAATTCATCTTTAAGAATTCTAACTGACCAATTTTCATCTTGTTCTTCATTAAGAATTAACTCATAATGTACACCTTCAGATAATTTTATCATGATAATTTATTCATTAATTCATTTGATTTTTCTGGATTTTCAATTAAATGTGTTTTAGCTACATTTAATCTTTCAATTCTTTTTTTAACTGATTTAGTTTGTTTACTATTTTTTGTCCAATAATCAATTTCTTGATTGATCAGATCTAAACCAAGAGACATTGCTTTTACATCTCTTACTACACTTCTACTATTCATCATTATTCAATTTCCTCAAAATCAATACTTCCTTTTCCACCAATTTGGTAAACGCCCTTTAAATATTCTTTAAAGTCAGTTTTTTCAAATATTGGTTTCCAAAACTCTTCTTCTAAAGTTGCGGCTTCTCTTACTTTTGGTTCAACTAATTCACCAGTTTCTTTGTCAACTCTACAATACCATCCATTAGACGGTTTAGAAACATAATTACCTTGTAATGCTACATCTAAAAGACCTGACCATTTTTGCACACCGCCTTCCCAACTAACACTAATAGGTATTTTGGATTTTTCTTTAACATATCTTGACTTTTCTACATTAATAACAAAATCATAACCTACAATATCTGTACCTTTTTTGTTTTGTCTACGGCCAAGAATCCAAATATTATCTGCTGAATAGTAAATACCTGTACCACCAGAAACTATAGCTTTTGGAAATAAACCAATTTCCATATATGTATGATTAACTGCAATCATTGGAATATTTTTCATATTTAAATATGGAGTACACATTCTAAATAGACCTTTGAGTGCCTTTGCTCTTGACATATCTGCTACTGATTTTTCATTAATCGCATCTTCCATTTCTTTTTTTGATGCAAGATTACCTACAGAGTCAATCATAATAACTACTTTATCATCTCGATCAAGATTTTCTAATTGACTAATTACATCAAACTTTAATTCTTCAACATTTGTAATAGGTGTATGAAGTACACGACTAGTATCAATTTCAAATTGTTCAAAATATTTTTGAGGTGAACCAAATTCTGAATCATAAAATAATAAAACTGCATCATCATATTTTTTTAAATATGCACTAGCCATAATTAAACCAAATGAAGTTTTAAAATGTTTAGAAGGACCTGCAAGCACTGTAAGTCCAGGTGCTAAACCGCCATCTGCATCACCAGATAAAGCAATATTAATCATTGGTGTGTCAGTCGGTATCATATCTTTGTCATTAAAGAACTTTGAATCTGCTAAAACCTCTGATGTTTTAACTTTTGAGTTCTTTTTTAGTTTATCCATAATGGACATGCATTACTCCTTTTTTATTATATAAAGTATTATAACATATATTCATATATTTGTACATCTTTTAATGCGGAATAGTATGTTTAATAATATATTCTTCAATATCAATTGTAGGTTTCCAACCTAATATTTTTAATTCACTATTATCTGCTGTATTATTTT